TCCAATGGCTGTTCCAAGTCCAGGTAAAGCAAAACTTAAAGCAATTGGCAACGCTACTTTAAGTATGTTTTTTAAACCTTTATATTCTTGTAACCCTGTGTTTGGATTAACAGTGCCTTGACCACCCATCCGTCTGAGAACTTCAGCCTCTCTAGGATTGATGTGTGCAAGCATAGAGTCTCCACCTTGACCCATATGCCCTAACTGTTTACTTGCTACTTTTAATCCACCTCGCGCATACCCTTCTTGAACAAGGCTATCTTGCATTCCGTATAAGACTATCAGCAGGCTTATTATAATGGATTTATCAAATTCTGGAGGAAACATATCCTCATCAATTAAACCGTCTGCTATTGCTGCTTGACGAATTTCTGGATATTTACGAGGATCTTCAATGATCAATTCTAACATTTTTATTGCTTCAACTAAATCTTCAGCAACAATATTAGTATTAGCTAATTGCCTTCTCATTTGCTCAATTGTATTTTTATAAGACGGATCAGAAACCGCAATTGTCATTATTTGTTCTTTAATACTCATTTTGCCCTCGCATCTGACCATGCATGGTTAATGTACTCATCGCGCAATAACCCAAAAATATTTAAATCCTCGTTATTTTCATAAGCACATCGCATTACGCCCTCGTGCTTGAATCCTAACTTATTTACAAACTTTTTAGAAGACCAATTAGTATCACCAACCAATGCTGTCGCTCTTACAGCCTCTAATATCTTAAAGACATAAGTAAAAATAGCGTTATACATTTTTACTGTCTCTTTAGGTGCCGACCAATAACCGTCTTTTGCTACAAAATTCATATCAATATTTCTTTTAGTAAAATTACTAAAAATAGCTACACAAACAAATTCACCGTTTTCATCTACTGCCGACATGGCCCTAAAAAACTCAGGGTTACCTTTTACGCCTAGCTTATTTCTTGCCCACTTTTCAGCTTCTTCTTCTCTGTCAAATTCAATAAACCTCATAACGTTGTCTGCACAAATCGTTCAGCCCAATCCTGCCAATTATCAAATGCATAAGGGTCAGGAAAATCTTCTACTAAATTCGTAGCATTAAGGAATTGACTGCCCCAATCTTGCCATTTTTCAGGGTCTTCCAAAGGATCAAAAGCACCAAATTCTACAAAATCTGTAATTAAGCAATTTGCCCAATCTGTTAACTCAATTCCTACAGGCAAAGTTACACTTAAAGCCATTATCCAAGATCCGTTCCGTCACCACCATCCATATGACCTATTATCTGCCCCATCTGGTAATCACCATACAAAGCATTGGATGTAAATTTAACTCTTAATTCTCTTCTTTGTTCTTTTAACATGACAATTTGCTCATACGGTTGTGTGGCAGAAGCAGGGAATGAAACTGTGCTACTTGTAACTTCGGGTGCTCTCGCATTTGCACGGCCTGTAATTTCCACTGTCATGTCACCGACTTGAACAAAGTCTGGCTCAATTTGTGTTATCCTCAAATAACGATTGGCACCTTGAGTTAGCGTGCTGAGATCAGCAGTTTCAAAAAATGATTTTATTGGTGTAATTGTAGGGCCATCAATTTCATCTACTCCAAATTCATGTTGCCAAACTTTATATCCAATCCCTCTAACATTTGTGTTAATTTGACCGCCCATTCCACTATGAATTGTGCAATAATAATATAAAGTTGGTGCTCCAGTTGGCACTATAATTTGTGTGTATGCTCCTGCTTGCCCTAATACACCAACAACAGTTACACCAGTAGTATATTCTGCGCCGCCACCATGTGTTCCATCTGATGTTGAAGACAAACGTAATGGGTGACCTACATTAGATGAATTAGATTGATCAAATCTATAAGTGTTGCCTTCTCTAAAAGTCAAAGTTGGTTGTGCGCTACCACTCATATTATATTTGTTACCAGAACCAGAATTAACCACGGTTACAGCAAGTGTTTCAATAGGGTCTAATGGCAATGGAGAGGATTGCACCCCTGCCAATATAGGTGCGGCAAATGAATTATTAAATTGACCTGCTGATCGTCCATTATTAGGCAATTCTGTGTCATACCACGTTTGCTCTCGTATGTTATAAACTACAGCGTGCGTACATTCTGTGGCTGTACCTTTTGGATATGCCCACCATATTTCACCAAATCTTGGAACTTTATATGAGAAGCATTTTGTTGCCGCATTGCGATTAATTCCATCAAAAAAGTAGTTTAAATTTAATGAGTTAGGTACTTCTCTAACCACTCCGTTAAACATATAAAAACGATCTACACCTGCCCAATAAAATACACCGTCATAGTCTATGGGAGAGAATGATGATAAAATAGAGGTGTCTGTAGCCACAATATCAAATTGAAATACAGAAGCACCTCCTACAAAAGTAGCTCTAATTACAGCGTCAAACGCCCAAAATATACCCGCAGGTGCTGTTCCTGAGCCTGCTCTAAGTGGAAGCCCCTTTATTATCTTTTGACCCCATACTCGTGCATTTCCTGACCCTGTTCCTAAAAGGTCTGTGGGATTTCCTGGAATACTCCAACCAATTATTCCATCAGTTCCATAATAAAAAAGATATGGGTGCAAAGAAACAATACCGCCTGTAACATTAGTGTTAGCTGGCAGTGAAACGGATCTTAAAACATCTGTTCCTAGCACCTCGCCAAAGAATATTTGTCCATCTTGGTCATTACAAATACAATCACCATTTGGGCTAACCTGTGCCAACACATAATTTTGATTCGTGCTTGAGTCGTATTGAAAATCAAACATCCAATAATTATCAATAGATGTTATTAGCGCATCACTGCCATAATTCATGTTGACAATAGTGCTTGTTAAAGTAGTTAAAGTGGTCGTTATAATAAAGTTGTTGGCCTGATCTCCTGCTGTAGCAGAAGTAATTGTGATGACTGCCCCAACAGCATTAGCTGTATAATTTGGTGTGCTTGTGAAAGCACTGATGTTAGAGGCAACATCTGTGGCTGTTTGATTTATGTCAGTATTAAAAGCCACTGACCCAGACATTATGTCCACACCGTCTACAGCAATCATGTCCACAGCACCACTAGCACCTGCAATTGTTACAGTGCCATAAGCAGAAGCCAAAACAGGTGTTCTGTCAGTGACAATAGAACTATTCCCTGTTTGATCTAATGTAAATCTCTCTAAAGTGTTGTCACCACCTGAATGACAGTAAACAAATAGCATTTGGGAAAATGTAGCAAACCCTCTACTTACCTCAGACAAGTACTTTTGAGTAGTTTTATATCCACCTATTTTTCTAGGCAATCCTCTTTGAAAACGTACCCATTGACCATCAACATAGTTATTACCATCAAATTTAGTGCCATCGCGTTTAATTCCTGGCTCTGATCTTAAAACTGTTGTTTGGATTGGCATTAAGTAAATACCCCTCCGTTAACAACTCCACTTAATGCCACGCCCATTGCAGCCCAAGCATCTGGTTGTGTAGTAGATTGAAATAATGAAATCCCTGTGCTACCCCCACCTAAATTAATTCTTGCCTGTGCTTGTGTGGTTGCTCCAGTTCCACCTTGATTTATAGCAATTGGAAAAGAAATTGTAGATGTATCAGCGTCTAAAACATCATTTCCATCACAATAATAAATCCCTCGTGTGTTCTGACCAACTTGTATTCCTGGCTGACCTGAAACTTTAATGGTTAAAACATGGCTACCAGTTGTTCTATTATCAACCCAATATTGTTGCACAGTAGCAGGAACAATAATATTTCTTGCCCCAGTTAACGCACCAGTAAATCTGTATGCAACTCTGTTAAGTTCTGTGCCAGTAAGGGTTTTGTCACCAGTTCCAGCAATGTCTATAACAGTGTAATCAAATGCAAATGTTGCCGATTGTCCAAATCCGATAGTAAAGAAATTGAATCCATCGGTGGCTATAATGGCTGACTCTCCTGGCTGAAACGCCAGTGTTCCAGCACCATCAATCGTTGTAGATCCTGGAGGTGTTGCTGTAATTGCACCAGAGCCTGAGTTTCTTAAATATAAAAACCAGTTGTCTCCACCTACAGTTGGGTCGGGCAATGTAAAAGTAGCCTGTGCTCCCGTAAAATTGAACATCTTTGCACGATCATCAACACCGCTAGTGTAGGATGTATTTATTGTACTTACTGGAACAGATTGACTTAACAAAGTGCCGACAGCAACTATGCCTGTGCCAGCTAATGAACTAGCATTGGCGGTAGAAGTTGTCGCACCATATTGCAGTAGCACCCATGTTCCATCGACTGTAGAATTATCAGTGAGATAAACTTGCCATAATTGACCAGAAGCAATCGTACCAACTTGAGTACCGCCTGCATTTTTAACAGTAAAGGTGTGTGATCCTCTGTTATTAAAAAGGATAGTGTTACCCGTTCCACTTTTTTTAGCGTCAGGTAAAATGATACTAAACCCTGCACTTGCTTGTGTAACGTCAATAATTCTAGTGGCTAAATTGACATTAGTTGACGTTTCTTCAGGCCAACTCAGTGTTATATCGGCAGTTAAATTTAAAGAGCTATAGCTAATTTCACTTGGATAAATATTAGCCCCACCAAATACATCAGTATAACTAGGCATTACGATTCACTCCTCTGTGCGGATCTGTCAAGAATACGACCTAGATCTTGACCATTAAGTGCCTGCGCTGATCTGTCATATAACGCTTGCCACATTTGCACTCTTTCATCATTTTTCAGAAATGGTGTGGCCTCTAACAATGACGCATACAACAATACTTCTGGTGCATATTCTGTTAGCCAATTGCTTTGAAAGTCATCCCCCAACAAAGCAGGTTGCTCATAATAGATCACTTCTAGTGTTTGCACAGCACTTGGTGTAGGTGTAATTAACCAATGTTGATAGTCATAATTAGCATAAAATTGAGGTTTTCCAGTTTCTGCCTCATTAGGCCAATAATTTCTACAATATTCATAGGATCTAGTAAAAATAGAAGAACCACCAACCGTCATGGAAACAGTGTCACGCCATCTATCAGGTTTCAAATAAGTTGCAACACCAATAGCTAAAGGCGTTGTTACAGCCCTAATAAATCCTTCAATCTTTAACTCACGAGCTATCCGTCTTTCTGCTAACGTAATTAAACGAGGCAGTTGATCAAAGACTATTTGATCACTTGCCTGTGTAAATCCACGTTCTAAATAACGCCTCATGTCCACAAGCAAGCTATCGTATGTCATTGTATAGCTCATGGTTTAATCCTTACTCAGAGATCTCTACTCTTGGGTCTACCCAATCTGGGTTTAGTGTCCAAGTGGCCCCATCGAAAAACCATTTATTTCCATACCATTCTTCTTCAGGACCAGTAATACCTTCATACAAAGTACTATCACTTGTTGAATGACACCCCACAATAAACTCTAGTTTTTCTTCTGGTCCAACGTCAATTTGAGTTTCTTTCATTATGACACGCTTATCATCTTCAAATAAAAATTTAGATAAGTTAGTTACATTTTCTACAATCGTCTTCATTATGATGCTCCTTTTAAGACAAGTTGGGTAGTTGAAATAGCTTTACCTGCTGTCACTGTACTTGATGTTGTAGTAAGAGTTCCGTCATTTTGGACGTAGTATGTTGAGCCTGTAACCAAATTTGATGGTGCTCCAGCAGGGGATAAAACTACGCCTTTACCTGCGCTAATATCATAAACAATAGCAACTTTGTTATTGTCAGGATCAAAAGCGGAATTTAACCAACTAATTTGATTTGTTTCAAACACAACACCACTATCAAAACTAATATCAGTTCCTGACACCGTACCTGTAAAAGCAATACCTCTTGTGCCACCCCCATCATCAACGCTAACAACAACTTTTTTTAAGTTTGTGTCATATACTACAGAAGTTTCATTACTAGTAGCTTCAAGTACAGTAGCAGGAGTTCCAAAAGATATAGATGTAGATGCGATAGTTCCAACAACTGCTTTAGCGTAATTGTTATCTCCGTTATCTTGGTACGATATAATAACTTTATTAGTATCAGGATCAAATGCACTGCCTGTTTTACTAGCAATGCCATCCTCAAATATTGCGTCAGCCCCGAAACTTAGCCCTGTTCCAGAGACTGTCGCAACAAGAGCTTTTCCTTTATTTCCATCATCACGATCTTTATAACCAATACATATTCTTTTAGCAGTTGAATCATAAGCCAAAGTTATGGCTGCAGTTCTTGCATTATGAAATGTAGTACCCCCACCAAGAGGAAAGGCTATGTCTGTGCCTGTTATTGTACCTACAATAGCTTTACCTATCTGACTATTAGAGCTGTCCATAAAACCAACTACAACTTTATTTGCAGCCGCAGTAGTAGGTGTGGATGGTACAAATACAGCACTTGAAGTGTTATCTTGCATGGATATATTACTTGTTGTAAAAATTTTAACAGTACCAAAAGTAACTGTGTCATTAGATGGATCTATCGTTGCTACTCTAGCACTCCCATACCCTGAACTATTTCTATAAAAAATTGCAACTTTATTAGCATTGCTGTCAAATGCAAGCATAGGTGTTTGTATACCAGTATTTTCAAAAACTTCAGGTGAACCGTAGGACAAGGTTCCACCAGATATATTTCCCACAACCGCTGTTCCATAATTACTATTTGAAACATCTGCAAATGCAATTAAAAATCTATTTGCATTTGTGTCGTAAGCTATTCCGTTATATTCGACTCCTGTTGCATCATATTGAGTAGATGCTGATGCTGATCCAGCGCCTGGTGTTGATGACGTAGCCACACCACCTTGAGGATTGACTTTTCCTGTAGCTGTATT